CGGCACTTAAACATTGTCGAGTTAACCGTTTTCTATTAGAAAGGCACCAATTGAGACTTCGTGTCCAGTTGGGAGAGCTACTTAGAAAACCTAATGCGTAAAATGAATCAAAATTTAAATGAAATTAAAAAAAGAAATGTTAAAAACTAAAGAAGTACTACGTACAACCTTAATTAATATCAGATCTCAAGATAATTCCATTCAAAGATTGACCCTTGAACGATTTGATAAGTTTTACGATACCTATTGCGTAAAGTTCGAGAGAACATTAGCAAATAATGGTAGGGTATATACTCTCAAGTTATTCAAAGCAATCTACGATCAGTCGATAAGTATCTCGACCAATGAACCATTCACTCCTATACCTTTTCATAAGTCAAATAAAGACGGTGTAAGTACGTTACTTATGCCTATTTATGAAGATCTTCGTGGAAACGAATATAGAGCAGTAAGAATATTAAATTCGGTCTTAAGGATACACGAAAGTATCAGGTTAAAACCTGAACTAGACACGACTCCTTTATTTGAACCTTATGACGGTAGTCAGAGTGTTGATGAAGCTGTTAAGGATTATGTTGAATTTCTTCAACAATCTCCTTGAGCCCATCAATTACGCTCGAAACATCGTCTAAAGGTTACCAATGAGTTGAGTAATCGTATACGATCTGGACCTAACGGACAAGGAATCGTAACTAGTCATTATGACGCTGTTGCTATAGGAAGAGATGAGAATTTACAAAAGAACATATTAAAGTTTAATAAAATCTTAGGACAAGATTTTATAAGCCAAAATATGCTTTGAGTACAATCTCAGTGCTCTGATATCCTAGAACAAATCGGCGATGTAATAACTGGTCGGATTTCTTTATCGTCCGAAAGGGCCGGAAAGACGCGATTATTCTCTATTGGAGATTATTGGACTCAGTCGAGTTTGAAACCTATACATGATTGACTTATGAAAATACTGGAATCAATACCTACCGATGGAACCTATAATCATTTTAAAGCATTCGAAAGAATCCTTCAAGTGAAAACAGTTTTCATGGCTAGTTATGATATACAGAAGTTCACATGTCGATCACCTATAGAATTTCAAACCGCTATGTTGGAATACCTTACCGCTTCACCAACCTTAGCACAAACTTGAACTGAGATCATTCGAAATAGAAAATTCAGAGCACCTGAC